GTTTATTTAAAATCAACACTATAAGTCATTCGTTCAGTAAGGGACAATTTATTCAAACACTACATTTAAACAGAAGAGGCATGCAAGAAGCCTACGAGAAAAATAAAGCTGATTATGCTACTAAATTTCCAGGCGCTGAAATCCAAGCAGATCCTGAAACAACAGATTCGCCAACACCTGGACCTTCAACTAATGCTGCAAGTCTAAGAGCAAATATAAATGCAGCAGGTTCAGAAACGGGCACAACTACTGTTGACAACAGCACTAATAGATCATACCAAGGCGTTCCTGGCGGCGACCGAGGAACAAGAGGCGGCGCATAATGGCACAAGAAATTAGATCAACGCAACAACCTACACCACAACCTGGACCATTTTTAGCTAAAGTTGTCAGCCATCTTGATCCAAATTATATGGGCGGGTTGCAAGTGGAACTATTGAGACCTGTTGGTAATGAAAGCGGAGCAGAAGGTAACTTATTTCAAGTAAAGTATATGAGTCCTTTTGCTGGTCAAACCAGCGTAGACTACACAAGTAATAATAATGATTATAATGGCACACAAAAAAGTTACGGTATGTGGTTTATACCACCTGACGTTGGCTCTACAGTAGTTGTAATTTTCATTGATGGCGATCCTAAACGTGGATTCTGGATCGGCTGCATATCAGACAACGACCAAAACTTTATGGTTCCGGGTGTTGCTGCTACAAAATATAATGTTGAAGGTACTTATACTAGATCACCTGTAGCAGAATACAATAAAAAACTTGCAGGAACTGCTGAATTAGACACAACAAAAATTAAAAAACCTCAACATCCTCTTGCAGAAAAATTGAATACTCAAGGATTAATCAATGATGACATAAGAGGTATTACTACTAGTAGTGCTCGTAGAGAAACACCAAGTTCTGTATTTGGCATAAGCACTCCAGGACCAATAGATAAACGGTCTGGTGCACCTAAAGGTAAAGTTGGAAAACTTAACAAGCAAGTCAATGCTTTTATTAGTAGGCTTGGGGGAACTACATTTGTTATGGACGACGGAGATGACAAATTCCTTCGTAAAAAATCAGCTAAAGAAGGCCCTCCAGAATATGCTAGTATTGCTAACAAAGAAACTACAGGACAACCTGACATTCCACACAACGAACTTGTAAGAATTCGTACTCGTACAGGACATCAAATTCTTTTACACAACAGTGAAGATTTGATTTATATCGGCAATGCTAGCGGAACTAGTTGGATAGAATTATCTAGTAATGGTAAGATTGATATCTATGCTGAGGACAGCATAAGTGTGCATACTAAACAAGATATTAATTTTAGAGCTGATAGAGACATAAACTTAGAAGCAGTGCGTAATATTAACATTAAGTCTGGAGGTAAAACTCGCATGGAATCTGTGGCTAACACAGAGATTTATGTAGGAGCCAACGGAAAAATTACGTGTAAAGCAGGGTTTGATCTTAATACTACTGGCGCAAATAAATTTACAGCCAGTGCAAATACTAATATTAAGAGTGGAGAACAACACATTGAATCGGCTAGTCAGATTCATATGAATGGTCCGTCGGCCGCTACAGCAGCTTCTTTGACAGAAATGACCACTTTTAAATTACCAGATGAAAAAGATGCTCAAACTTATACCAGCATAATGAAACGTATACCAACACATGAACCTTGGCCGCATCATGAAAATCTAGATCCTGCAAAATTTACAGCAGAGAAAACTAGCAGAGAAAATACTTCAGTGATTGAAACTCCCACAGCATGGAAAAAGTACACTACAACCACTGATACTTTTGAAAAAATTAAACCGCCAACTACTAGATAAGGATTAAATTATGACTACAAACGCTAACTTATATGAAAAAATTGTGTTAATTCCACCTTACCAAGAGACTGAATTACCAGGGACTCAAACATACAAGGGGTTTAGTACAATCAGTTCTGCTAGCGAAAATTTTTCTTTGTTCGATCTTGAGTTGATCAAACAAGATTTACTAAATCATTTCCATGTTCGCCAAGGCGAAAGACTAATGAATCCTACATTTGGCACAGTTATATGGGACGCACTATTTGAACCTTTAACTGAAGATTTAAAACAAGTTATAACAAAGAACGTCACTGATATTATTAATTACGACCCTAGAATAAAAGCTGATCAAGTCATAGTTACTGCTTACGAAAGCGGCATACAAATTGAATGTGTACTAACATACTTGCCCTATAATATTAGTCAAAGTATGAGGCTCTCTTTTGATCAAAGCAACGGATTGTTAGCAGAGTAAAATACGTAGTTAATGATAACCGATAAATATTAAAAACAGGAAAAAGTATGTCATCAACAGATAGACAAAATAGATTATTAGTAGCAGAAGATTGGAAAAAAGTATACCAATCTTTCCGCAATGCTGACTTCCAAAGTTACGACTTTGAGAATCTACGTAGGACAATGATCTCCTACATTCGTCAAAATTACCCAGAAGACTACAACGACTACATTGAATCAAGCGAATACCTTGCCCTTATTGACCTTATTGCGTTCTTGGGCCAAAGCATAGCTTTCCGTGTTGACTTAAATGCTCGTGAAAACTTCTTAGAGCTTGCAGAACGTCGAGAAAGTGTTCTAAGACTAGCACGCCTACTCAGTTATAATGCCAAGCGCAACCAACCTGCAAACGGTCTATTAAAGTTTGCCAGCGTAAGAACTACTCAAGCAATTATAGATAGCAACGGCCGTAATATCGCAGGGCAACTTGTAGTATGGAATGATCCTGCTAACAGTAATTGGTACGATCAGTTTATTAAAATTGTCAATGCGTCACTACCGCAATCTAATCAATACGGGAGCCCAGAAGCGAAAGATACAATTTATGGCATACCGACAGAGCAATATCGTATTCAAGGTGTTAATACTGATGTACCTGTATACGCTTTTAACAAAGCAATTGACGGTAGGACTATGAGCTTTGAGTTAGTATCTACAGTGTTTTCTGGAGAAGATTATATCTATGAAGAAACACCGCGAGTAGGAAATCACCTAGCATTTTTGTATAGAGATGATGGCCGAGGCGCAGCGAGTCCTAACTCGGGATTCTTTTTACATTTCCGTCAAGGAACATTAAATCAAGGTACTTTTAGTATTACTCAGCCTAATAATAACGAGTCAATTGATATTGATGGTATTAATATTAATGATACAGATGTTTGGTTACATCGTTTAGATAAAAATGGTCTTGAAGCAGAAGAATGGGCTAAAGTACCAAGTTTCGAAGGTAACAATGTTATCTATAACAGTCTAAAGAAAAACATAAAAAATATTTATGGAGTAGTTAGTAGAGTAGGTGACCGTGTAAGTCTAGTGTTCAGTGACGGAACGTTTGGAAATTTACCTTTAGGTTCTTTTAGGACCTATTATAGAACTAGTAACGGATTAACTTACACAATTAATCCTAAGGACATGAAAGGTATCAGTGTAGATATTCCTTATGTGTCTAATGTAGGACAACGTGAAACACTTACAATTACTTTAAATCTTCAAACTACTGTTAATAATTCTACAGCAACAGAAAGTAATGACAATATTAAGGCTAATGCGCCTGCTACATATTATACTCAAAATAGAATGATTACAGGTGAAGACTATAATATAAGTCCACTAAGTGTTAATCAAGATGTTGTTAAAATTAAAGCTGTGAATAGAACTAGCAGTGGTATTAGTAGATATTTTGATTTAAAAGATCCTACTGGAAAGTATAGTTCTACAAATTTATTTGCAGATGATGGTGTAATTTACAAACAGAATTATACAGAATCTTTTAGTTTTAGCTATTTGTCAAGAACAGATATTGAAGGCATCGTCTATAATCAAATTATAGAATCTTTAAAAAATAAAAATTTAAGAAATTTCTACTATGAGAAATATTCAGTATTGCCGTATGACAATTTAAACATCTTATGGCATAGAGTTACAAAAGAAACAAATGATTCTACAGGATATTTTGAGTCTGCAGATGATCAGTCAAAGTATAAACTGGGATCTTATACAACTAGTAATCTAAAGTATATTCAAGTTGGTACTCTTATAAAATTTGTTGCTCCAACAGGAAAGTATTTTCAAACTAAAAATAATAATGAGTTAGACATTATACCTAACACTGGGATACCATTAAACGGTTCTACTTCAATATGGGCATCTGTAGTTTCAATTACAGGTGACGGAACTGCAAATAATACTGGAGTTGTAGCCTCAACAGGACTTGGACCTGTTGTTTTAAATCAAGTTGTACCCGGAGATCCGTTAAACGGTCTTGCAGCTCGTGTAAGTCAAGTAATACCAAAGTGGAGAACCGTAATTGATTCTAATGTAATTCTTACAATGGTAGATTTAATTTTTGCTAATAAACCATTTGGTTTAAGATATGCAATAGATACAGCATCATGGGAAATTATTTTTGAAACTAATTTAGATTCTAAGTCAGAATTCAGCCTTGGTAAACAAGGTGATAATACTAATCAAAATTTAGATTCTAGTTGGTTATTACTGTTTACTACTGACACTGAAAAATACACAGTTACCAGTAGATTAATGCGTTATATATTTGAAAGTGAAAATAAAATTCGTTTCTATTTTGATAGCACTGATAAAGTCTATGACGGCACTTCAAATTTAATAGTTAAAGATAAAATTAATGTTTTAAATATTAATACTAAGCCAGCTGATACTAATCCGTTAAGTTTAGACGTAACATGGGAAATCAACGACGACTATAAAGGGCTTGATGGATATAAAGATACTAAAAAAATTGAAATAGTTTTTGCTGACTCAAACGATGACGGTATTGTTGATCGTCCAGATTTGTTTTTAACATTAGTAGCACCTCCTGCAATTACAGTTACTGATGCTGAAATTTTAAAATCAAAATATATTATCCAAGAAAAATATACAATAGAACAAGGTCAAGAAGATTATAGATATGTAGATAATAGCGGAAGTATTGTAACTGTTTTAAGATCTGAACCCAACGCTTTCAATATTGAAAAAACTGATGGACAATATTTTTATTTTATTGATACAGATGTTGTTAAGAAATATAGTCTTACAACAGGAACGTTTATAGTATCTTTAGATTATAAAGCCTTTTTAGGTAGAGATAAAATTAAATTTCAATATGTACATAGTGCAGATTATGAATCAAGGATTGATCCTGGATTAAGCAATATTATAGATATATTTGTTTTAAGTAAAACTTATGACATACAATTTAGACAATGGATAGCAGGTAGTAGAGACTATGAACCTTTACCTCCTAGCTCAGATAGTTTATATCAAACACTCGCACCAAAACTTAATTTAATTAAATCTATTAGCGATGAAATTATCTACCATCCTGTAAGATATAAAGTTTTGTTTGGACCATCTGCATCTCAAGATCTACAGGCTGTATTCAAAGTTGTTAAAAATTCAGCACAAGTATCAAGCGATAATGAAATTAAGGCTAACGTGTTAGCTGCGATTAATGAATTTTTTGCCTTAGAAAATTGGGACTTTGGAGACAAATTCTATTTTTCAGAAATGTCGACGTATGTCATGAACAGACTAGCACCATTAATTACTAATTTTATTATTGTACCAAAGTCAAGCAACTTAACATTTGGTAGTTTATTTGAAATATCATCTGAGTCTGATCAGTTGTTTATAAATGGTGCTTCGGTAGATGACATTGAAATTATTACAAATATTACATCTAGCACTATAAAGGCATCTGGAGGCATTGTAATTGATCCTACAGCATTACTACAACAAAATATCACTAGCGCATAAGCGGAGAATAAATGAGTAACAATCAATCAGAAAACCCAGTTCCAATCTCAGGAAACAGAAAAAGAAAAAATTCTGAACTATTACCTAGATATTATAGAACTGATTCTAACAAAAAATTCATCCAAGCAACCATTGACCAGCTCACACAGCCTGGCGCCGTTAAAAAATTAACAGGATTTATTGGCAGACGAAATGCCAAGTCGTCTACTACTAATGATATTTTTATTGAAGCTGCTAATATACAACGTCAAAATTATCAATTAGAACCTAGCATGGTTTCAAAAGACACACTTGACAATGTAAATTTTTATAAAGATTACATCGATTATATAAATCAACTAAGCGTATTTGGAGCCGATGTATCTAATCATGAGCGTCTTAATAGACAAGAATTGTATTCGTGGAATCCACATATTGATTGGGATAAGTTTGTCAACTTTCAACAATACTATTGGCTACCATACGGTCCTCCAGTTATTAATGTCTACGGGCTTCAACAAAAAATTGAAAGTACATATACTGTAAACATCGACGATGCAGGTGGATATAAAGAATACATACTCACACCAAATGGATTGAATAGGAATCCAGCAGTAAAACTCTACAGAGGTCAGACTTACCATTTTGAAATAAACAGTCCTGGAGAACCTTTTAGTATTAAAACAGAACGTTCTGCTGGAGTAGATAATAGATATAACTGGGGTAATGACACTGTTTATGCAGTTGAATCTGGGACTCTAACTTTTAAAGTTCCTGAAAAAGCTCCTAATGTTCTTTATTATGTCAGTGAAAATGATCCTAATTTAGGAGGAATTTTTAAAATATACGACATTAAAGAAAACACTGCCATTGATGTTGAAAATGAAATTGTAGGCAAAAAAACTTTTAAACTAGCTGATGGAACAAAATTAAGCAACGGAATGAAGTTACGATTCAAAGGTAACGTTACTCCTGAACAGTATAAGACTGGACTCTATTATGTTGAAGGTGTTGGAAAGAAAATACAACTAATTTTAGAAAATGATCTAGAACTTATTAGTACCACTACAGATAGTTTTGAAGTACCGTTTGATGATTCGCCTTTTGATCAACAGTCTTTTGATATTGCAACAACCTTTAGTACATCTAAAGATTATATTGTGGTCAATAGAGGAAGCAAAGATAGAAATCCATGGGCAAGAAATAACAGATGGTATCATAAAAATGTTATAGAAACAAGCTATGCCGTCAACGGACAAATAGCAAGTTTAGATCAAGATGCTCGTGCTGTTCGTCCAATTATTGAATTTGAAGCAGGAATAAAATTATATAATTTTGGATTAGAAGCTACAGTTGATGTTGATCTTATAGATACTTTCACGACAGATGTATTTTCGAATGTTGAAGGACAACCTGGATATGTAGTCGATGGCATTAATCTAGCTCAAGGCCAACGAGTATTATTTTTAGCAGATACTGATATTCTTGTAAAAAACAAAATTTATAGAGTAGAATTTATTAGAGTAACACCTCCTGGTGAATCATTACAACGCCAGATACATCTAGTAGAAGACTCTACTCCAATAGAAAACCAATCCGTATTAATTAAGTACGGGGTTCAAAATCAAGGAATGACCAATTATTATAATGGTTCTACTTGGGTCAAAGGACAACAAAAAACAAGTGTTAATCAACCTCCTTTATTTGATGTAGTTGACGAAAATGGTTATAGCTATGGCGATATTACAATCTATGATGGTACAAGTTTCACCGGAACAAAACTGTTTTCATACAAAATTGGTAAGGGTACTAACGATAGCAAATTAGGATTTCCTTTATCATATAAGAATATTAATAATATTGGTGATATTGTTTTTAATTTTAATTTATTAAGTGACACGTTTGTCTATAAACGAGTAATTGATGTTAAAACACAGTCGATCTCTGTTGGAAAATTAGTTAAATTTGACAGTCTAACTGACATTTCTTATGTGTCGGGCTGGGAACGTAGTAGCGTTACTCGCTATCAACCTATTGTAAGAATTTATAGGGATCCTGAAAAAACAAATAATTTTGATATTGACGTCTACGATAATGTTAATGATCTTGTTGATCTTGAAGTTCGTGTTTATATTAACGGCAAGAGATTAGATCAAAAATATTGGGAAATAAAAGATGGTATTAGATTCAAATATGTTTATTTTAAAATAGACAGCATAAATGCTGCAGGTATTAATTATCAAACAACTGATGTTATAACATTAAAAACTTTTGCAGCACAAGCTAAAAATTCAAATGGATATTATGAATTACCAGTTAATCTTCAAAATAATCCAATGAATGAAAATCCTCTTGAATTTACATTAGGAGAAGTAATCGATCATGTAGATTCAATTATAGATAATTTAGATACATTTGACGGAGAGTATCTTGGTGCTAGCAATCTAAGAGATCTAGGAAATGTCAGTCCTTACGGCACAAGATTTGTACAGCATGAAGGTGCATTACCTTTAGCCTTGTACCATCTTACAAATAAATCAAATAACATTATCAAAGCTCTAGAACAAGCAAGAGATGATTATGGTTCATTTAAAAGAACATTTATAAATTTAGCAGAAAATTTAGGAATTGATGCAGACACAGTAGAATTTGTTGATTTAATTCTAAATGAAATTAATAAAAATAAACCTAAAACATCATCATATTATTTTAGTGATATGATTCCTAACGGCTCAGCAACAACCACAAAAATAACTGTAGTTGATTATAGAACAAAAACTTATCCGTTAACAAATTCTTTTAATTTAAATGAACTGTCTTCAAAAGCAGTTTTAGTTTATATTAATAATAATCAAATTTTACATGAAATTGATTACACATTTAATCCTGACGGGTTTATTGTGTTAACTGACCGTGCAGAAGTATCTAACGATGACATCATCACCATAGTAGAATATGAAAGTACTGATGGTAGTTTTGTGCCAGCAACACCAACAAAATTAGGAATGTGGCCAAAATTTGAACCTAAGAAATATCTTGATAACAGTTTCCTAACACCTAGATATGTTATTCAAGGCCACGACGGCAGTGTAGTTCTAGCATATGAAGATTATAGAGATGACCTTCTTTTAGAATTAGAAAAAAGAATTTTTAATAACATTAAAGTGTCTTACAATCCTGATATTTTTGATGTTAATGAACTTATACCTCGTTACAGTCAAAATAACGACTATTCTTTAGACGAATTTAATAAAATACTAGCCCCTTCTTTTTATCAATGGACTAGTTTGATTAATAGGGATTTTACAAAACCTTTATCTTATGATCAATATAATAGTCTGACTTTTAATTATAGAGGACTACCCGCTCCTGATGGCAGACCTTTGCCTGGATACTGGAGAGGCATTTATCGCTGGATGTACGATACAGACCGTCCTAACATCTGTCCTTGGGAAATGTTAGGATTTAGTGTAATGCCATATTGGTGGATTGATCAATATGGTGCAGCACCCTATACTTCAGACAATAAAGTTATGTGGCAAGATATTTCTGAAGGTATTATTAAAGTTCCAGGTCAACCAATTTATAGAAATCCTAAATATGTTAAACCTTATCTGATGGACCATTTACCTGTTGATCAAGATGGTAAAATTGTTAGCCCTGCAGAAAATACTTTAACCAGTGGAGTTATAACTGAAATAACAGGCCAAGATTTTATTTTTGGTGATGTTAGTCCTGTTGAAAGTGCATGGCGTAGAAGTGCATACTATCCTTTTAGTGTAATTTCTACACTAATATTGATGTATCCTGCTAGAACAATAGGCTTATTATTTGATCGTTCTAGAATTTATCGCGATGCATCCGATCAAATTGTTTATAAAGAAACAAAATTAAGACTTCGTTTGAAAGATATTGTAACACCTAGCATTTATACTGATACTCAGCGAGTGCAGACTGCAGGACTTGTGAATTATGTTGTTGACTATATTCAACACGATAATCAAAAATCTCTTAACGAATACAAGTATGATCTATTTTATAGCTCAATGCAGTTATCATATCGTGTAAGCGGATTCACAGAAAAAGAAAGATTTAATTTATTATTAGATTCTAAGAGTCCCACAGCAATTGGAGGAATTTATGTACCTCAAGAAAATTATTCAGTAATTTTAAATTCTTCTAGTCCTATTAAAAAATTAGTTTATAGTGGTGTTATAGTAACACGATTGTCTACAGGATATGAAGTAAAAGGCTATAGTAAATCTAGTCCTTATTTTTATTATTATGGATGGACAGCTCCTGGCTATAGTATAAATGTAGGAGGTATAAGTGAATCGTTTGTTGAATGGTCACCAAATCAATTATATCCTAGTGGTAAAACAGTCAAGTATGGTACTAGGTATTATAAAGTTAAAGCGACTCATACCTCTAGCAATACCTTTGATTTATCTTATTACATGACATTAAACGGTTTACCGATTAATGGTGGTAGGGATGCCTTTATTAGAACTGCATGGGATAGAACTGAGCCTATTACTGTAGCCTATGGAACAAAATTTAAAACAATTCAAGAAGTAGTAGACTTTTTAGTAGGCTATGGAGAATACCTAAAAGATCAAGGATTTGTTTTTGACGATTTTAATAATAATTTAGGTGAAGTTACTAATTGGGTAACCAGTGCAAAAGAATTTTTGTTCTGGACTACACAAAATTGGTCAACTGGCGAAGACAAATGGAAAGATTGGTTACCGAGTGATAGTTACCAAGTGGGAGAAATTGTAAAGTTTAATGGAGATTATTACAAGGCCGATGTATTTGTAGAGCCTGGAGATATATTTGTAGAAAATGATTGGACGAAATTAGACGGTTTATCAACCGTAGGTGCGAGTGTGTTGGCAGTTAGTCCGTCTGCTAATGTTATAACTATCTCTTCTGAATTATCAGTTGTTGACGATATAAAAGATCAATTTAATGTATACGAATTTTTTAAAGTTGACGGCACTAAAATAGATGAAGACTTAATAAATTCTTATAGAGAAGACAATGAATTTTCATATTCTACAACTTCTGATGGAATATACGGAGCAGTATTTTATTTTGTACAAAAAGAACATATTTTATTATTAGATAATAAAACTCTATTCAATGATACTTTATATGATCCAACTACAGGTTATAGGCAAGAAAAAATAAAAGTCTTGGGTTATGTATCAACAGGTTGGAACGGCGGATTTAATGTTCCCGGTTTTATATATGATCAAGCGGTAATAAAAGATTGGGAACCATGGATAGATTATAATCTAGGAGACACTGTAAAGTACAAAGAATTTTATTATAGTGCAGCCGGTAAA